CCAGACTGCATAGAGCCTCGCCACTGGATGGGTTCGGATGGTTCGCGCTAACAACCGCTGGTAGGTTCACCGCGTTGCCGGCTACCGTCATGCTGCTCAGCGTTCCGTTGAAGCCGTTGCCACTGCGGTCAGGTAGGTTGGTCCCGGTTGCATCGGCTGCATTGAGATCCAAGATTGCTCCCGCTTCTTTTATGACGACATTTCGGATTGCCAATGTGTCATCGCCACCAGCATCGGTGAACGAAGTTGACCCGCCATCTAGTGCTACAACATTAAACCCAGCAGTGTCAGCAACCGCCACCCCTGTCACGGTAGTCCATGCGTCGGTCGTAGCTGAAGACACTGTTACTGCGGCTCTCGTCCCTGTCCGAACCTCTAAACCGTCAATATTGGATTGGCCAGAAGGGACGTAGTAATCTAGGGAAATAAGGTAGCTTTTCCCAACAGTTAAAAGAGACGATTTGTTGAGTAAATGACTGCCAGTTGAAGTGTCAACGTCTAGTTGTAAGTTGTCGGAGTCGGAACCAACTGTTGACGTAGTGACAGCGGACCCCCCAGAAGCAGAAAACCCATCAGCGGAATCACTGGTGAAATCAGAAGTGTAAATCGCTGCCGCACTCGCTTGGCTTAACTCATACGGAACCCCACTGCGATACACCTGTTCCACCTGCGCTGCGGTTAGTGCGGAGTTGAAGAGTTGGACGTTGCGGATCTCGCCTTCAAAATTACTGGAACTGGTGGTATAGCCAAAAAATACCAAGTTCTCAGTCGGGTCTTGGCTCCCCCCGTCTGATTCATACCCGGCTTTGGAACCTGTGTCAGCGACAGCTGCGTCCATTCCAACAGCTTGGCCGTTCACATAAATAACAAATGAGTCTAGCGTGTTTTGTAAAGTGTTGGAGAACCCGGTTCCGGCCCCGTCCTTCGACCAAGCAATATGCGCCCATTCGCCATCAGTTAACCCAAGTGCTGACGTAGTGGTAATGTCAAGTTTATTGGTCGCAGAACTCCGAACCTTAAATTCAAGTTTCCCGTCAGTGCGAAGGTGCAGCGACCACCCCTCGTTCGCATTAGATTTTTCGGCTAAGATCTGAATATCGGAAGGAGTCCAATCATCAGCCCGAACCCACATCGCGCCGGAGTTAGGAAAATCCACAGTGCCGTCAGCAAAAGATAGCGCAGAGTCGTGTGAGACAATTATGACTCCGGTATTATTCCAAAGCGAAGGCTCATTGCGCGTTAGCCCCTCGGCAATTTCGTCTTTGCTATCAACCTCCAAGTTTGTCCTTGCTCCCTCCTCGGTGGAGGCTCCTGTGCCGCCCTCTCCGATAGGTCTGACACCGTCAGAGATCGCTGAGTAACTGGTGCCATCGGAGATAGCCTTGTCACCAGCAGCAAAGGTTACACTGTGGTTGGTCCCAGAGTCGGTAGTGATGTAATAGTCTCCTGCGTTGAGACCACCGGGGGCTGGGAGGGAGGCAACTGTGGAGGTGCCGAGGAAGGTCTCGCCAGTCCAAGGTAGCTGTGCGGTTGGAACCTTGCCGCCTGATAGAGATGCCAGAGTGTTACCGCCTTCTTCGGAGGCTACGTAGTTGGCTACATCGGATCCGAGGATTTTGTGTGATCCATCAGTGTTGCCGTCACCATAAAGGTATGTGTCGGCTGCTAAGGTCGTCTTCGTTACGCCAACGTCTTTTGTTCGTGTAGTTGCCATGTTTATAAGTGTTCGACTGAGATAAGCTCTTCGCCCGTGTCAGTTATTAAAGTTACGCCTGTGTCTGTTGTTAGTTTGTCTGAATCAAAACTGGTGATAAGTGATACGCCTGTGTCTGTTACCAGTTGAAGTCCGGTGTCAGTTATCAGGAAATGCCCCAAGCTATCGGCTGAGTCCGACAGGGCATTTGCGAATGTTCCAATGGGCGTGAACATTACCGGACATCTTCACCGTTGTACGCAGTAATCGCACCGCTCGTCACTGTGATGGAAGTGCATTGACACCTGTAATAACTACCAGCAGGAATAGAGACTCCTGTCAGGCTTCCAGTGATTTTCGAGCTGGTGATATTTAATTGAGAAGACGAGTGAGCATAGATCACTCCGAAGTTCCCGTTAATAGTTCCAGATGTGGCGTATTGCCCATCGTTCGGCCCTAGGATGCCGTCGCTACCGACTCTCAACGAATGGTAGTTCTGATCCTCATCAACGCCTTTGATTAAACTTGCTCCTGCCATGCTAATATGTTCTTACGAAAGTTTGTGTTGTCTGCCCCTGCTGGGTCTGAAGGAGCATGATTTCTTCATCTAAAAATCTATCCGCGCTCCTCATAGCTGGATGACTTTGATCCATCATCTGATTATGCCGAAGGTAGTCGGCATAAGCTGCGTAAATCAAATAGTTGCGACTGATGTAAGGGATTTCAACAATATCCCATTTTGATGGAGTCGATGTCGGACTCTGACCTGCAGTCGTTGTAGCGTTAGCCGTAAAAAAGTTGCCTTGATCAATGTCGTAAACCTGATCACCTGCACTGTAAGCTGTCGATGAACTAAACTTCTCCCCGGTTATCTCTGGCTTCACAGTTCGGTAAAAAACGAACACAGGCGTATTCGCCTCAGCGATCTGAATGCCATTCGCAGAAAGATTCCAAGTCAAGTCGGTGACTGCCTTGTATTGCTTCGGGCTCTTGTTGTAGACACCGAACACTTCGCCGATCTCTGTTTGCCCCGGTTGAGTCAGAGACACATAGTTCCCCTCAACATCCCCAGTCTGAGTCGGCACCCGGCTTTCAATGACTGTCAGTTCGGGCCACTTCGCGGCTCGCCAAAAGGTGGACAATCTGTTGTTTATAAAATCGCGAATCAACCGCCACTCGACAGTCTGAACCTTGTCGTAGTCGTCCCCGATGAGGTTAAACGTGCCTTGGGCAAGAGTGTTGTAGCGAATCGTTTTCAACTTCCGTATCCAACCATGACCTTAGTGCCAGATGAACCGACTCGGGTGTTTGGGTTCCGCTTTTGATACCACTTACGAAAGTCAGGATCGCGGAAACAACCCTTCCCGTATTGCGCCTCAACCGTGCCTTGGGTCTGGGTATCAATTTCCATGACAGGCGCTCCCAACCCATCCATAGCTTTTCGTTTTTGATGATTCCCCTTTGCTATCTTAGCTTGCCTCCGTTCTGCCTCCGCTAAACGCTGGTCATGGGTTGCATCAAAGTTCTTTCCGATTTTCTTCGCTATTTCTGAGTTGTCCATTTTTCTAAAAGGTTCCCCCCCCATCACTCGACAGGGGGGGCGCTTACCGGGCTTCTGGCAGTTTAAACTGCCAAAGTTTACGCCATACCAGCGTAGTCAACGATCTGAATGTAGACCTCAACTTCGCCTTGGGTCAAAACGCTCAGGTTTCCACCTGTCGATGTGAACACAGCATCCACCGTGTCGGCAGAGGTGTATTCGTAAGGCACTGTGCCTTGACCAGAATCTTCGGAGTATGTGTCAACCGTGTCGTCAGCATGCAGTTCCACTGTGGTGGTACCATTGCCGATGAATCGATCTACATCACCACCATCACCGACAGTCATGTTCAGCGCACTGGTCGCGCCACCATCGAATTCGGTGATCACTTTATGTGCTGCCCGTCGAACGATCTTGCCTGCGCCAACATTGAAAAGCTCCAAAGTCTTAGCGGTGCCTGCCGTGTCGGTCAGATCAGTGTATTTAATTCGCGCAACGTGGGTGAAACCCGTGGTTGCCGATTGCTCAACTGGAAGAGGTCCAGCTTCTACTGTAATAGCCATTCTATATGTTCCTTCTCAGTGTTGTGGACTTCTTAGGAAAGACCGGGTTGAATCTGGTATAGCCCTTTCGGGTTCGAGCATTGCAACGCACATCGCGCTTCGATCATGAATCGTGGACCACCACCCTGATCATCAAAACGCTCAACCTCGGGTTGTTTGTTCCAACGCAGGGAGACCTTGTCCATGTCGAGGATGTAGCCTCGGTCAAGATCAGGGGCTCCACCACTCCATCCGATGAACGAAGAACTGCGGATTTCAATCAGACCATAGTCGCCTTGATAGAACGACGTTGTGTTCTTAACAGTTTCGCTGTTGCCGTCAAAATTGAAGTTGCGAGTAGCTTCAAAAGTATTGGAGCCACCCGAATCAATCGTTCGCGTGAAATCAGTGAAGGCTCGTCGAAGAGTCGATCCAGCAATGAGAACTAGGTTCCCCTGCGGCGATCCGACATTGTCAAAACCTGCTTTCAGAAGGTTCTGGATTGCCGTCTCGTCCAAGGACGCTGCAGCAGTGTTAATCACCTGCCCATCCGATGGACGGTAATTAGCTGGAACCTGCAAAAGAGTCTGCCCTGCGATGTTGGTTGTGTCCAAAATCCATGTGCCGAGACCCCGTGTCAGGTATGGGTTAGTTCCATCCTCAGCTTGATGCTCTTGGGAGGAAAGCAATGCTGCTTCGATGTCGCGATTAAGTTCGACACCTTTCTTCATAACAGCGTTGCTGATTTCATCAGTGACACCAGCGACATCCGAAACTTCCTGCGAAAGGCGCGAAACCTTTGCGGCTCTTCGGAACGTCTGCAGGTAGGTGGAAAGCAAAGCGCGATTCTGAGCGTGATTCTCGTAGGAAGTCACATCCGTTCCATCCACAACACCGGAAGGATTCGGATCAGAATAATCATCAACGGGCCACTCCAAGTAAGTGTTACGCGGAGTGCTTCCCCGACTGATCGAGGACAATAGGGTAAGGTTTTTATAATCAACAATGGTCAAGACATCGAGGAGGTCCTCCTTCTTGCCGACCTGTGACGGTTCAAGTAATCCAGACATTTATTTCAAATTGTTCAATGCAGCCTTCATAAATTGGTTCGCACTCGCCATGTCTCCCTTCTTCAATGCTCTGGTCTTCGCTTCATCATAAGCCGTCTGATTCCTTGGCTTAGAATGAGGAGAAGATGCTGGTGCCTTTGGTTGTGCCGTAGGCTCAGGTGTTCCACCGGAAGGCGCTTGCTGCTTTTGAACTGCTGCCATTCCAACCAACGCGTATCCAAGAAACAAAGGCGCTTCTGGGACTTGCCTTAAAGCTGGGTTGGACAACATCCACTCATCGATTTTTTTGCGTTGGGGACTACCGGGATCCGCCATCCAAGGCAAAGCCTTTGTGGCAGCGTCCAGATACTTTGTCCTCTTACTGAGTAGCCTCCTTTTGTTCGGAATGACATCTTCCAAAGTGTCAATCGCATTCAAGGAAGCTTCCTCTAAGAAGAGTTCCACATCGTCCGGCATCTTTTGCTCCCCCATGGTCTCAGCAAGCTCTTGCTCAACCGCATCAGGGTCACGTTTGTATTTCACCGAAAGACGATTTGCCCATCGCTGAAAGGCTTTTGTGTCCGCCTCAAACTTGTCTAACTCCTCCATGGTTTCAAAAGACTCCACTGGATTAGCGTTCTCAGTCTTCGGTTGACTTCCGGTTTTGAGTTCTTGCCGAAGTCTTTCAACCTCTTCAAGTGCCTCTCTTTCCCGTTCCTCAGCCTCTTTGCGCTTTCGCGTCAACTTATCGATTCGCTTCGGCACCCACCCCGGTACATCCTTATAGGGCTCTGACTCGGATTCCTCAGACGACTGCGTGTCCAATTCCACCGACTCTTCCTGCTCTGGCGAGTTGTCAATGATCTCTTCGTCTCCTAGCTGCCCTTTGATGATTCTATCTAAGGCTTCTATAGGAGTCTCTCCCGCAGCAACTTCCTGCGTATCCGATTCTTGGGGGGTATTTGTTTCTTCCATGCGTTCAGGTGCGGCTGCAAGTAGCCGATTACTAGACGTTACCGTCTATGCGTAAAACCTCCCTTGTAACTTGTTGAAAAGACGAGAAGAAAAAAGTAACTATTCTGACTCTTTCTGACTCTTTGGACCCTCGAAGATGATTTTCAGGTCATGCTGTAGGCTTATAGCCTCATCAAGCTGCCCACAAAGGTGGGCTCTTTCGCTGTCACTCAGCTTCTGATTTGCGACTGCCATCGACGCTGACCTCACTCTCTCATCCACGATAATAGTCAGTGCTTTTCGCACCATGCTTTCAGGGTGCAGAGTAAGTGCTGCAGTTATTTCTTCGGGCGACATAGGGCTACATCATTGGTCGATCAGTCGATACGCCTAAACGTCCGATCTGTTTGTTTCGATCCTGCATCACAGACATTTGCAGATTCTGAACGTATTTCTGAACCAGTTCAACGAACAGTGGGTCAGGGTTCTCGGTGCGACCCTCAATCGGAGCGTCGGACATCTTCTGCTGGTATTTCGGATTGCTCTGCAGAATGCTTTGCAAGAACTGCAACTTGGTAGCAGCAGTAGGATCGTTCTCCTTATACATAGCCTCATTCCCAAGGGCAATGGAGATGACCTGTGTGTTAACATCGTCAAAAAGCTTCTGACTGGCAGGCCCAGCATCCATAGTGATGAATTTAGCCAAGCTCGGGTCGATAGCTTTCAGTTGCAGGAGAGTGAGCTTGGTGCGGTCAATGGTTCCAGCAGTGTCACTTGGCAGGACAAAGTTTGTGACAGCCTGCAGTTTCTTGTCTAAGAACTCTGGATCCAGTTCTTTTACGTCGAATGAAACTTGGAAGTCATACCGCTTCTTACTTCGCGGCAGAGGCATGTCCAAGCCTGTCACACGTTGGAATTCAGCGTCCTCTCCGAAAGTTTGAACCAACTCCCACAAACGTCGATAGACACAGGCAAGGTGGGAAGTCCAGTTGTTTACCATGTCCTGCTGTTTTATTTGAGGGACCACCGGAGAGACTTCTGGATGGGGCAACCCGCAATAAGAAGCGACCCTCAACCGGATTTCAGACTGCACCAACTTTGCATTTTCCACCCCAACCTGACTGGGTGGATTTAACCACCGTATATCACCCGGCCTCTGTTCGGGAATTTGAACGGCAGGTCCAAGTTTCAAATGCTGTCCGTATCTTGTTGGTTTAAGGAGCGGAGGCAGAACGGTGAGAGAGGTGTTGTCAAACTGAGCATCAGCTTGAACCTTGTATTCGTTCTGCCACGTTTTGATCAGCTCTGGGACCCCCCTCGATTCCACCGGACACCTGCGTAGCATCTCTCTGGTGTGGCATTCAAACGGGTAGGTGTCACCCGCCTCAGTGACCAGAACATGTTTTGCGTAAAGTTCTTTTTCATGGTTCCTTTCGACCAGCGGCGAGAAGATTGTCAAATAGATACCAGTTAAACCATTCTCGTCAATTCGCCTGCTGTAACCGTAGACTATCTCAATGAGGTTTGTGCGATCCTCGATCTTTTCTCCCGGCCCAACAACCGGGTTTCTTCCATTATCCCAATGCTGGGTTGCCATACCCTTGGTTTTCTTGATCGCATCAACGAAGTCAGGATCCCACTCCTCAGCTTCGGCAAGTTGCTCGATGTCTGCGACTGTATAAAACTCTCGCCGCATTATGCACCGGGCTCGTTGAATGTCAGTAGTCTCAGGAGGAAACAACACTTCGTGGTAAGGACGCAACGCCACCACCTTGGGTTGATTCCGAGTAACCTCTGTGGCAATGACCGTCGTCTTCCCGGTTTCGCGCAACTCCGTTAAGAGCTTCTTGATGTCAGACTTTTTGTAAGTCGGATAGATACCCTTCAAGAAGTCAGTCAGGAAATCCTGCTGGGATTCGAGGAATTCCAACGGATCAACCGCAACACCCTGCGCCTGTAAAGCCTCTGCCAACTGCTGCAAGGTGACTTGCTTAGGAACGGCTGACCTTGTCCGGTCCCACACCACATGAAGCATGCTCCAACCGTATTGCTGGGTATAGCCTGCATGAAGACGAAGTTCCTGCCCTAACTCTGGGAACATCCAAGCGTCAAGGATCCACTGCATGTAAACCTGAGCAGCCTCCGAGATCTCCAAGTCAGACATCTCGGTTGCGGAAACCTTCAACTCCGATCTGTTAGTGGCTTGGTTGCAAAGAGCGACATGGAAGTTACAGACCTCATCGGCTAAACGAATTCGCGTATCATTGGCGCCTTCCCACGGGAATGCAGCCTCGCCAATCTGCTGCGAGTGCTTCTTGCCGTCGCTACTCTGCCCGTCCCATATCGAAAACCGAGTCTGATCTGCTTCGGTGATTCGATTTGTCAGGCGCTGATCGGTGTGGGCTCTTCGGAACTCAGCGATGTATTCGCCGATGTTAGGTTCCAGACTTTCAGCCAGAACGTCTTCACGGTTATGCATTTTCTTATTTTTTGCTGCCAGTCTCCCCGGTAGAAGCCTCTTCTATTTCAAAGCCTAATTCATTTACCAATGCAACCTTAAATATTTTGCGGTCACGCCCAAACCTCTTGCCGCTCAGGTTACCCGTATCGAAAAGATACCTGACCTGCGACTTTGTCAAATTACATACCCGGCACACCTGAGTCACAGTCAGCAACGCTGGTAAGTTGTCGTATTCCGCCCGTGTCATCAGTATCCTCCCACCCTAGAATCTGCGACGGGAGCAGCCGCAATGAATGTCGGCTCCATTATTATCAGGTAACGCAATGTGTCCACCGGATCCTTGCAAGCGCCCTTATCACCGTCTTTATGCGTCCACTCCTTTAATGCGTAGATAAGGTTTTGGCAGTCTTCTGATATGTAAAGCTTCGGTTCATTGAGATGACTGACGGGCTCGCTTGGGTCATAAAACAGCTTTCCGTTTATCGCCTGAACCCCTTCCTCAATGTGGATCCCGCTTGCAGGCGTAAACAGCATGCCTTCTCGCCCCAACCCTTCGACGTTCTCTGCGTCCTCAGACATTTGATCAAGAATGCAAGTGCTGCCAGTCGCCAAACTGATCTTTGCATTGCTGGCACCTCTCGGATCGATGAAGCGTTCAAAGGGTTGATTCTCACCTTTCTCCAACTCCCTGATGATCTTCCGGTATTGAGCGATTGACCTTCCAGTCTCGGTCATCTGCGCTGGACCCGGCTTGCCATCAGGTTTGTCCGAAGGCATAGCCCACTCTCCGTAGGTTTCGTAGTCAGGCCACTCTCGGTAGACAAATATCCGGTTCAGGTCATCCACTTTTGCCCATAGAAAAAACCAATTCCTGTCACCCCCCGTGGGATCGCAGGACATGTAAATGGTTCCATCCTTGGGTATATCTTTTGGCTTAATAATGTGCGCTTCACCAAATCGTGGGAACTTTCCGGTCGCAGGGTTGCTCACCCAACCATACGCCCTGACCTTAACATCTTCTTCTGACTTCCCTTTCAGAACATGCTTCAATCGGTGGTATCCACCGAAGGGGTTACCCTCAGTGTAGAACCAAACATGTCGCCTGCCTCCCGCTGATTGACCCGCGAATGGCATGCACCCCCTTGGTCCACCGGGAACATGACACCGTGCTTGGTTGAGCATTTCCGCCTGTTTCCATTCAGTAACCCTCACCCCGGCTATGGCATCCTTCAAGGTGCTTGTATAGCCTTCGACAGGCGTGAAGGACACAATGAGCTTACCGTTGCGAGTGACAAGCCTGTAAGCCAATGTCTGTATCCAAGAAATAGGAACCAACTCGTCACACCAACAAAGATCAAGCTCGGCTCCTTCCAACACACTCACATTCTGAGTGTAGTTTTTAAACCAACACTGACTGCCGTTCGGGAGAATGAATGTGTTGTTGGAAAAGCCATTCTTCTGGGTGTAAGACAAATTCATCACCCGTGTCTTCTTCCGGTTCTTTAAGTTCGGAGGAATGTATTTCCAGATGAGACTCTGCTGCTGCTGTATGCTGGAATCATTCGAGCTATGACAGCACCACACCTTAGCCCTGTCGTTTGCCATCAGATACTGAACGATTCGCTTCGCGCAATACTCACTCTTGCCAGCCCTGTTGCCTCCGAAGATGTAAAGCGTGGTCACATCCTCCTCTTCGATCATCCTGTCGGCTACCTGCCAGTGATCGAGTTCATGCCCATACTCATAGGCATTTGTCTGCTCATTCAGGATCCGCTCTTCTCGGACCTTCCAAAGCTCTTCAAGTGCGTTCGCGCATTCCTTGTCCTTCTTCGGCTTTCGACGCTGCAGCCTTTCCGCTTCTTGCTTGGAAGGGATTTTCCAAATCGGATGCGGGGTCCACTTAGTCTTCACCCTTAATCAGTTCTGCCCAGTCGTCCAGATACATCACCACCAGCGTTTTACCTCTGTCTTGTCGCAGCATTGTCACCGTAGTTCCCTCGGGCGGCTGCATGAAGTCAGCTACGTGTTTTCGTCGTTTAGCCTGAACCTTGTATTTGCCTTCAATCAACACATCGACCTCTGCAGTGCAGCCGGGGAGACTCTCACCATTGCTGGCATAGGCTCGCTTTGCATCAAATCCTCGGGCTTTGAAATAGTTGACTATCTCTCGCTCGAACAGTGTTCCCTTCAATTTGCTTTTGCTACTCATTGATCCTAAAAAACTTGGCTTGATCTTTGGGGCAGGCATACACCTCATCTTGACACCCAGCTATACTGTCATACCGATTTTCTTTCACCCAATGCTTCATCGTTTCCCGCCCACAAACTGCCATGCAATTGCCTTTGTCGTTCAACACCACGTAAGCAAACAAAGTATGCTTCCCTAACTGATCTACTCGCTTCGACTTATCCAAATGGATGGTAGGAAACGGGTAATCATCACGACTGCTAAAATCGATATTGTGCCGTCTCTTTACTTCCACCCTGAAACGCACCTCAATGTCGCCCCCATCGGAATACTCTTTCCTCTGCTCGATTGAAGGACGACATAGAGTTGGGTGGATCAGCGTATCCAAGCCAAAGGCTTTAAATGCCTCAGCGACAATCCGAACACCTTCCTTCGACTTACTCAGTCGTTCCCGAAACAGTTGGTCGCTTATCATATCGTTCGATGAGTTCCACCAATGCCGCCGCATAATTGATGAGGTCAACTAAGGTGTCCTTCTTGTAGCCTCCAAGGAGCCGATGATATTTTATGTCAATCAAGGTCGCTAACGACTCTGCCTGATCCCAGTGGTTCGCACCGGAGTTGATAGGATCCTGTTCCCTAACCTCTTTCACCGCTTTCACCGCTAAAAGCTTATTCTCAGCAAAGGTGTCGCCATACTGCTGCCCTCTCTCGTTAAACGTCGAAGCACACCCTTCCAGTGTCTTCCCGGCAAGCTCTTCAAACAGTCCCATAATTAAAACTTTGTCTTACTTCTCGGGTTTCTAATAACCTGAAATTCACCATTCTCGACAGGCTTCACCTGTATGTCCATGCCGACATTGAATAGCCTGTTGTCCCGACACCGGACCTTCCCAATGTCAGTCATAAGGATCTTGGTGTTAGGTGGCACCCTCAGCACCTTAGCCTTTTTGAACACACTTCCCGGTCGATACCTCTCAACGGCAGACACCTTCCACTTCAACTTCGGATACCTCTCCGAACGATCGACGATGTAATCGACGCCCTCAATCAAATTCGCCCTTCGCCAATTTGCTATGCTCGACTTGGTGACACCCAGAAGGTTCGGCATGTCTACCTCAGCGATGTAAGAACCTAATTTAGTGGGATGCATTTTTCTTGCCTCACAGTTTCTTCGACCAACGCAAAGCAGGTGTTCATCATAATGGATATCGAGATCTCAGGCGGCAGAAGTTCTGTCGCTGCAATAACCATCCCGATGCTGGTAAAAGCCTCCTCCCGGTAATCAGGAGGAATTGCTTCCAACATTTCCTGTGACTTCTTTGACCAATAACTCTCGTCGATCACACTGCGAAACTCGGTGCAGAGATCGGACGCTGTCAAACATTTTCTGAGATCGGAGACTGTTCCTCGAACTTGAAAACATGTCCTTGGAAACTCAGAGGAATGTGGCCCCTCGGTCCGCTTCTCTGCTTCTCAACAAACAAGTCGTTGTCTTGAATGAACGCTACCAAGTCCGCATCCTGTTCGATGCTTCCGCTACCTCGTAAATCACTCAGCCGAGGTTTCCTGTCAGAGTCCTTGTCTTTTTCCCGGTTCAATTGACTCAGCAAAATAATGGGAACCTTCAACTCTCTCGCCAGCAATTTTATCCCCTTGGAATTGTTCTCGATAGCCACGTTCTGGCTTTCCCGATGCCCACTGGATTGCATCAGTTGCAGGTAGTCTATCACGATCAATTTAACGCCATGTTGAGCAACATACTTCCGCGCCTTGGCTTGCAATTGCGCCAACGTCAACCCCGGCGAAGAGTCCACACTTAAAGGCGATGAAGCGATCATTTTAGCAGCCGCAACCATGTCCTCACTTTGATCCCTCGTCCCGGCAGCAGAATAGAGCCATCTCTCGCCCAGTTCTTCTTCGTCCATCTCCAAGGAAAAGATCACCGAAGGAATACCCTTCTTAGACACGTTCCACATCCAGTTCATTGCCAGACTGGTTTTACCTTCACCGGGCCTTGCCGCTAACACATAAACCTTACCCGGTCTGAAACCTTTCGTCATGAAATCAAACCGATGAAACCCAGACGGCAACCCCATCTCTCCTTTGTCACGCCTCTCAATTGCATCAATAGCCTTCAATGCCAGATCCTTGCCAGACGTTAAAACCGCTGGAACACGCTCTTGCCCGACTGCCAACACTTCCTGTTCGAGCATAGCTTCGGTGTCCGGTTGATTGACATACCGCTTGCATGCTGAGTAAAGGCGGCGTCTGCGGTAAGCGGTCTTAATCTCAGTCAGAAACCCGTCCAGCAGCGCAGCAGAAAAGCCCACATCTGCCAACTCAGAGATGTATGCAAAACCTCCACACCCATCAAGCTTACCGCTCTCTTTCAGCGCACTACTAAGCTTTATGGGGTCGATGACTCCTTCGCATTTTGAAAACACTGAGTCCCACATGGTTCTATGTCTTACATCGTAAAACATCTCCGAGTTCACCTCATCGATCACCCGGTGGAATGTCTCGGAAGGGTTGCTAAGGACACAACCCAGAACCCCCTGCTCTGCTATAGTATTAGATGGTATCATCGCTTTGCTTGATTGATGTTGTATGAGCAATCAATGCGCCAGTAGTCATAGTCACCTACCTCAACTCCTTCGCCCTCCTGATAAGCCTGCGGAACATCACCGTCCCAAATAAAGTGAACACTTCCTTCGTGTTCATGTATCACCAGCAGTGACCCGAGTAGCTTTGCTGGCATGTCGTCTAGCACCTGCAAAACCCTATGATCGTAGTCACTGTCCCAGTTGACGATTACCCCCCGATAAACCGACACGCCACAATCGTCGAACAAATGCTGTTCTGTAATGATTTTCATAATTCTTTCTATCCTTTGTTTTCGTCTCTCACCACCTCCCACTTCCTCCCGGCGCACCGTTGATCGTTCCGCATAGCATGAAGCACCGCCCCATGATTGCGTCCAAAAGCTTTCGCTGCTGCCTTAGCATTTGGAAACTCCTCACCCCTGTCAGATCGGACCGGAAGCCACCAAGCTTTGTTTGCTGCTGTTGTGTTACTCATTGTTCCTGATTAGTTTCAGTGCCTTCGATTCCGAT